CTCACCAACGCCGTACACAACACCAGGCCCACCCATGAAGATGGATCCATGAATATCAATCGCCAGCGTCACATAGTCGCCAGCTGCATGGTCTTTCAATAAAGGCTTATCGAACACAAGCCGCTTCTGGGCACCATCGATCGCCACGATGCGGCGTGTCTCCTGCGTACCATCGCTTTCCAGCACCACATCACCAAGGGGTTGGCTGTGGATCGTGACGGTTTTGCCGACCACGAACTCAGCGGGCATGGCTTCGTTGATGGTGATATAACGGGTCGAGGTGGACTGACCCACGGAGTAGACGGTGTCCACTGTGGACGCAGCGCCCTGGCCGGGAACGGTCGCCGAAGCGAGTGTGCCCTGGGCAATCTTGGCGCCGCAGTTCTTCAAGACCAGGCGCATGGTGCGCAGGAAGCGAACGCCAGCCCATGTGCCAGCTTCGCCGGTGAACTTGCGGATGTTGCCAGCGTACTGGTTGGCTTCGATCCATGCGGAACCGGCTGCTGTGCGAATGTCGTGGATCACGCGAGGCGTGGTTACGCACACAATGCCCTTGACATCGGCGTCACTGACCGCTGCCACACCGGGAACCTCACGCTCTTCCAGGTGGGTGCGGATGAGTTCCGCCACATCGGGGTTGAACAGATCGGCAGCCGTCAAAGCTGCGCGGTTGGCGCGGCCGGCTGCAAACGCCTTGTAGGGCGTCGAGAGAAACGCGTTGCGCGCTAAAATATCAATCGTGTCCACAACGTTTTGTCCGAGCTTGCCTTTGCACAGGCCGGTCAGATCGCCGTTGTTCCAGTAGTTCACCAGCTCGGAATAGTCCGAGATCTTAATTACGTCTCCATGAATTTCCAGCTGGATATTCACGGAGCGGCTGTCCAGGTGAGCACCCTTCATCCAGATGGTGCTCTCGGTGAGGGCGTTCCAATTGGGTTCCGTATCGTAGACTTCGGAATAATTGATGACGCCGGTGTCGCGACCACGGAAGTCCTCGTGCATCACGGTGAAGGGCGCGAGGATGGATTTCGTGCGAAGGGTTTCGAGCAATACTTGCTCGTAGTAGGTCCGCTGTCCCGCGGGATGGGCGCCACTGAAGATGGTGCCACTTTCGTATACGTTAGGCATGTCAGGCTCCATTTATTTTGAGGGTTTGAATAGCCACTGGTGCCAGGCATTCATTGCGTCATGGTATGCGGGTGATCCGAATTCCAGTCCACCGATGTAGCTCTTCCATCCTTCATCCGAGTTGGGTAGCTGCACGTTGTTCTCGGGCGCAATCTCTGTCCTGGTTGTCCCGGCGAGCAGTTCCTTCTCCCGGTTCTGTGCGATGGACCCGGCAAACTGGGCGAGCTTCTGAAGACTTGCGCGCACGGCTATCTCATCTGCACTGTCCGGGACGATGTCCAAGACACTGTAAAGGGAGGGCTCTTTCAGTTCGCCAACGATCTTCAGTTTCAGTTTCAGGGCGTCCGCAGCCGCCAGCTTTTCGGCAAGGCTTTTCTTTTCCGCTTCGGCACTCGTGAGCTTGGTTTGGAACTCGCTCTGCTGGGCTGTCCAAAGGCTTTCCTTCTGCGTCAGATCTGCTTTGAGAGAGCCTTCGCTCTGGGTCAAAGTGGTCAGGCGTTCAGTGAGGTTGCGATTGAGCAGCGTGAGTTCTTCGATTTTTTGCAATGCTCCGATGAGGCGTTTCGCCTCAACCATCTCAGCGCCCGCAGCCGGCGCTGCCGGTGCCTGGGCTGACGTAGATGCGGCCGAACCGGGAACCTGCGTGCCCTCAGTACCTGTTTCCATGAGTTGCTCCTTGTTGGTGGCGCCCTGGCGCCACTACGATGTGTATTCTTTCTCTCTCCAGTGAGCCACCACTTTTCCGCGAACGCGGCTGAAGGGGATGGGCTCAAACTGAAGTGATTTATCTTTGTGAATGGTGGCGAGGACGAGCCCCTGCTGCCAGTCATAGGGTCCCTGTCCGTACCAGGGATCCAGGCGGCATAAGCAGAAGCATTCAACGCCGTAGATAATTCCGCGCCGGGTGGAGGTCATGTAGATGCCGCCGCGGTGGGTATGTCCGGTCATGGTCGACACCTGGAAGCGCTGCTTTTCAACTTCGCCACGAGCGGAAGCTGCCGAGTGCTGTTTGACGACCTGGCCGTGACGGATCACGACTTCACCCAGGTCGATCTCCTCCACCATCTTCTCTTCGATGCGCAGCTCTTGGAGCCGAAGCACTTTGGCGAGGGAGAGGTCAAGCAATTCTGGGAACGGATCCATTTTCCAAATTGCCTTATCCCAGCGGGCTTCGTGATTGCCGGGGATGTAAGGCCGGCGCGCATTGGGAGCGGCGCTATTCCATTCCCGCTGCGCCTTCTGCCACATCTGGATCTCACTCTGCATGGTGGTCTGCTTCATGCGCAGAGGGTCACGGTCGAAGCGAGAGAGTTTGTAAAAGTCCAGTCCATCTGATCCTGCAGGAAGAATGTCAGGGTTGAAATCCGAGACAATCTTCAAAGCGACCGCACGTGCTTTGTCGTCCTGGAACGGGAAGTGCTCGTCTGTGGGGAATGCGATCTTCATCAGTCTTCTTTGCCTCCAGACTGCTGCCCGCCTTCACTCTTGGCTTTCCGCTGATCCTTGTCGCCCATTGGCATGGACTTGCCGTTCGCTCCGGCCAGAGCTGCGGCCTTCTGGAACCATTCCGGGTGATCAGCCATCATGGTGATGATGCGGGTCACTTCAGACATCCCGCGTCCAAGCTCCTCCTGCGCCGTCTCCAGGGAGATGGCAGGCGGGTTGGTGGACAGCAGCTTGACAACCTCATCAACAACCGCTGCCTGGTCACGGGGTAATACGTGGTGGTACTGGGGAACGACGTCGCCGGATAAGAGCCCTGCAATAATCTGCTTCTCCACACCCGAGAATTTCTTCTGCTCCAGGATCTTTCCCGTGATGGTGATGGCGCGTTGCAGGCCGGTCGTAAAGTACGCACGGCTGCGACGGACAGCCTTCAGGAGGGGCCATAATCGAATTTCTAGAGTAACGCCTGAACGCTGTCCGCCGCCGTTATCTTCCCCAAATGCGATAGGAGGCGCGAAGGAGGAAGTTCGTACCCAGTCGTAAACAAACTGAATGTGCTTGAAGGAGGCTTCGGGGACGGGATTGTCAGATTGCAGCATCCCGACTTCCGGTTTGGTCTGCCCATTGCCGAAGGAGCGGCCCAGGTCCCAGAGGGCATTGGCAGCCAGCGGGTAGTTCGCGGGCGTAAAGCCTTTCGGCATATTCAGTCCCCAGATGATAGGGTGGGCATTGAAATTGAGTGTGTCGCCGATGTCCGCCAGGCGCATATTGAGTTCGTCTTGCGGCGCGTAGAGGTCCTTGACCAGGCTCTCGCCGTACCAGTCTGTTGTGCGCAGGCGGGGGATGTAAATGAAGGGAACGACACCGTAAGGGTTGACGCCGGAAAAAGCAGAGACTTTGTGACCATCAATCTCTGTCTCGTACTTGCTCTTGGTCCAGTGCTCGATCTTCACCGGGAACTGGTTGGTGCTGTCGATGCGATAGACCTCGCGCGCCTGGTCCTGTGTGAGCACAGTCACCATCCACGCCTCGATGAGATCGTCAGGATCCTCAGGGTGGAAGATGGGGAAGAAGTTTTGCGTCGGGACCTTCATCCAGCGGATGTAAGGAAACTCCGACAGGGTCGCTGTAATCTTCAGGACAGTGGCGCCGAGCAGGTTGCGGTCGAAATCCATCTCCCAGAACGTGGAGGGCGCGTGACTGAAGGAGAGTACCTTGGACAGGTACTCGATGGCAGCCTTGATCTGCGGCGTGACCTTGTTGTTGTTGCGTGCAACAAAGAGAACCGGATCGCTGTCTTCGTATTCCCCGAACAGTGCGTCCGTCATGGAAAGAGTGATGAGCTTGACGAGGTTGATGCCAACTGGGAACAGAAGCGGCCGGTCGTTGTCGCCGGTTTCCGTCTCTACTCTCTCCCGGAAGATGTCACCCGAGTAATAGCGGGTGGCTTTATCGTAATCGGCACGCAGCTGCGCCCATATATCTCGCTGGAAGGGCGAGGCGTTCTTTCCGACGTCGGAATATTCAGCTTGCGAGAGTGTTGGCTGCGTTGAGAATGGAAACATGTCAGCTCTGGGGACAAAAAAAAGAGGGCTTCGTTTATCACGAAGCCCTCCAATTGTTTGGTCGGGTGTCGGTTACTGGAACCTTATTTTTCTCCGGTAGGCTATGGAGCCGAACGCTCCTTCTACCTCGATTTGTTGTGGGTATCCGTTGTGGACAATGATCGTGTCCAGATACCGTATTTCTTGGTTTCGCAGCGTCTCCACAAAGGCTTTCTGCTGGCTGGAGAGGGTCATTGGGACCCGTTCGCTGCTGTCTTCGACCGCCACGCGCAGGAGTTCACCGAACTGGATTTCCTGGGCTGCCGCCAGGATAGCGGCTTCTGTGGGGGTCAGAGGATAGTTTAGCACACATGTGGCGGTTTTGTCAATAGTATGAACCATTTGGTTCGTAACTGTTCTACTCATTCGGCATCCTTGAGGTGTAATAGGTCTTCATGGATTACTTACCAATTCTGAAAAGCCCAAAAACGCGGTGCGTACCAGCCGTCCAGTGCACCTTGGAATGATGGCGGGCGATCATTTTCCACGAGAGAACGCCTTGTCACTACACAAAAAAGCTCAAAAAGTGCCAGTTTTCCAGGAAAAAGGCCAATTTCGAGCAGTTTCCGGGTGCCGTTCTGAGAACGCATTGTTGGGCGGTCTTAGTCCCTGCACGGAACCAAGTGCAATACACCTGTCATGACATTTTATTCTCCCTCAATCAAGAAGTGAATTGGATCTTTAATGGCATAGAAAATATTTACCATATCACCAATTTCATACTTTTCATACTCCGATGGGTGGATACTTGCCCAAAGAGCCTGTTCTCCTGAATTGTGGGTTGCCAGGGTAGGGACATATTTGAGTTGCACTTCAGGGATATAGAAATCTTCAGAATGGTCATAATAGTATTCCGTCTTCGTTCTCATTCTCTTATCAACAATACGTGCTGTTGCGGGTGCAGCGTTTTTTAGCCAGCGGCGCCTCGGCAGAGTCACTGAAAAGCCTCCAATAAAGTAGACTGCCACGCTCACAACATAGACCAAGGGTGTTACAAGAATAGTAAGCAAGGGAAGAATCCAAAAATACCAATTCACACTTTCTGGATCGCCGCCTCGAAAAAGCACACGCGCCAAGAGATAAATAACTAACACGACGAGCAGAGCCTTCACGAAACCGCGGTTAAGCTCGCTAAGCGCAAAGTCCGCGTCGAAAACGGGAATTTTGCGAGTTCGTTCTGATCCCGTCAAAACAATCTCCCTTGATCTTTCTTACGGATTTTATCAGCGACCGCCCAACTCGTTGTTAGACGGCACTTTGCTGTCTAATATCTGTGCGATGTCCGACATTGACTGGATGCAAGTATATCGCCCATTGGTGATGCACTCCATTACGAAGAGGTAAGCTCTCATTTAGCGCCCAACGTACGAGCCGCGACGGTCGGAATGGTAGCCGGTGCGCCGGCGTCGATTGATCGTGTTCGCCTGCGGCCGTTCCGTGGCGTGTGCAGCTGCGGGAACACTCCTCGCCAGCCACGAGATCTGCGCCAGGGTCATAATGAGATCCTGCGGGATGAGTTTGGAAGGCGTGTCATCCTCACGGCGATAGGTGGAAAGCTGCTGAATGAGCCCCTGGATCCGCGGCAGTCTCCAGGTGTGAGAGGTAATATCCACCAGTAAGGCGTTCAGCATGGCGTCTTTGAGGGCCCCGAAGTTCAAGTTGTCCAGGACAAGCCCGAAGTCCTGAAAGCCCAATTCGTCCAAGGCTTTCTGCGGACCGGTGGCGTCAATGCCGCGCATGATCGGGCGATACTTCTGAACCGCGTACTTGTAGGATTGCATAAAGGGATGGTAGGAACCGTTGCCAGGAACCCAGTGGAAGTAGACCAGCTGCTTCTCGGGCGGCTGCGTGACATCCGCCACCATGACTACACCGGCGTTGCGCTTGGGAGGGCTATCGACACCTGGGTCACCGGCGATGATGTAAACAGACCGAGGGTCCAGTGGGAATTCCATCTTGATCTCTCCCACTCGGGGCCATTCGATGCAATCGTATCCAGGCTCCGGGGATCCACTCTCCGGGTGAAGCGCGACATCAAGCTCATCATTGAGGCTGGCGTCAATGCAGGCGTTGATGTGTTTAATGGGGAACATGGAAAGCCCGTAGTCGGGAAACATTCCACGAAGCTCGACATCAATAAGTTCTGGAGGGTAGTCTGCCTCAATGAGCTTGATCTGTTCCGGGGTAAGACGTACGTTGTCGTATGTCTCAATTCGCAGCGACCAGAAGTATTTGAGGGTTTCGGGCGTGGCGTAGTCGTTTCCTCGTAAACCCTTGTAAAAGCGTTCTCTGAGCCAGACCGCGTAGGACGGAGTGCCTGTGCAGTCAAGCCGAGCCATGCGGACGGAACCATCCGGGCGGCGACCACGCAGACGACCACGCAGCGTGCGGACGGCTTCATCGGAGGGATCGAGCTGAGGCTCGTCATAGTTGATGCGGTCATATTCAAAACCTCGGATGAACTTGGCGCCCTGTCCTGCGGTGCGGAATTCGAAGACAGAGCTATTCTGGAAATGGATGATTGGATACGGTCGGAGTGCCACGTCCTTGATGAACTTATCAAAGCGCGGGTTGCCATCTCTCCACCCTTCGACCATCATATAAGCGAGTTCAGCCTGCTTTGCCGTGACGGAGGCGTTGAGCGCACGAAAGCCAGGGTAGGTCATGCAGTCGATGCAATAGGATGCAGCGACCATCGATGTTTTTCCCGAGCCGATCCCGGCGACTGTTGTTGTGTTTCCTACGGGGACGTGATGCCAGACGTACTGATACCCCAGAGGGTTCCAGTCCCGCAGATACCATTGGGTGGCGAGGTGGAACCCTCCATACTGTCTTTTTGCTAGCTCAAGAGTTTGTTGTTCCTGCGATGAAAGCCTCATGTCCATTAGACCTTTCCTCCGCAGGGGCTGGTTCGTTGACGGGAATTTCACGTGTGGCGCGCCACTCGGGAATGAGAGTTTCCGAGCAATGGCTTTTTGATGCGCCGGTTTCACGCTTAAGCTCGCTGGGGCCAGCGACGCGTCCTTCCGACTGCCAGATGCGGTCAAGATAGTCGAAGACTTTCTGCCGCACATCGGTTTCCGTGGGGCGAGCCTTC